GTGTTGTTTTCATCACTAGCACTTAGTGTTATACTTATTGTATTAACTCTAGGTTCACTAGTTTCGCTTGGAGGACTTGCAGCTAACCACATACCATCAGAAGCAAATGTTTGTTCACCTGCTAGTGTAGGTGTGCCGCTAGGTAATTTTACATCATATGGTGCATTGGTTAATAACCTAGTACCACCTAGTGGTGCAGCAAAATGAATCTCCAACAAATCTGCATACTTAATTGCTTTATTATCTGGATCACCTGTTGTTGCAAATCCTGCTGTAACAGTATTAGCTAATTCAAGCCAACTGCGGACAAAAATCTGCCTTAAAAAACTCATTATAAATCCTCAATTAAGTCTAGTTCATATCTTACTGTATTTGCAAGTCCTGCACTAAATTCTTGTATATCATTAGCTAAGCGTACAGTAAATTGAACATCACCATACACAACTGTTTCGTCTTGGTTTACACTTGCAACTAAACCTGGTTCAATAGTTAAACTACCGTTACCACTACCATCAATATCAACATCCTCAATAACCATATAAACCTTATTATGTCCACTAAAGTTAATAAAATCACCTGCTTTAAGAGCTCCTGTAATGTTTACACCAGGACTTACATCAACTGCTAGTGTTCTAGTTCCTGCTGCATAACCACCTACATTGTCTACAAGTAATGTTTGTGTTGCTTTATCTAAAGCACCTTGTGTATCACTGTACTCTGGTAATTTGGCTGTAAATGCACCAAATGCACCTCGTTGTTTTGCAATAAACGCCATAAGCGGTGCAAAATCAGCTCGTTTACCAAGCGCATAGCTTGCTGTAAACTTCCAGTATTGTGGTCCGTATGTTTTACGCTGTGTTCTACCACTGTCTGCTTGTGTTGAAATAGTTTCAGTCCAGTTTTCAATATTAAGTGTTTGAAATTTAGGTGTTGTTGGTAATGTGTCTGACATTATACTATACTCCTTTGACCACTCTCTTCCATGGCCTCTCTTATTATATTAGTTATCATACCTCTACGCTCCATAAGCATAGCATCAACACTTGACGCGTCAGTAGCTTCAATATGAAAATTAACTTCAACTGGTCCTGAACCACCCATGTTTTTGTTTGGTATAATTGTACCTGATTGGTTTGGTAAGAACATTTCTGGTCCTGCTTCACCAACTACATATGGAGTACCTTTACTTACACTACCCCCTCCTGCTCTACCTTGATATTGTTGACTTGCAATTGTTGCAATTTGTGCTGCACCTGCTGCACCAACAAGACCTGCTAGTATAAAGTTAAGTGGTGGTGGACTTGAACCAAGTGCGTTTAACACACCTGATGCTGTTTGAATAATTGCTTCTTTTAATTTAAGTGCTTTAAGCGCCATAAATGCTGCTTTGTTGTGTTGTGCTGTTTGTTCAAGTAATTGCATACCTGCTTTTTTAGCAAAGTCAATCTTATCTTTTTCAGCCATTTCATTAAACTTGATTTCACCAAGTTTACCACTTCTAAACTGATCCAACGCTTTTTCAACTCTAGCAGCACCAATACGCTCTAAGGTATCTTGGTGTTTACGCTCTAGTGCTTCAATCATACGCTGTGCTTCACTTACATTTCTAAAGTGTTCACCATAGTAATCTTGTACAGCTTTTATTTTTCTAACATGTGACTGTTCTGCTAGTTGTTCTTCAGACATAAGTCCTTCTTGAACTGTCTTAAACTCTTTTTCAATTCTTTTTCTTATTTTTTCAAGTGCTTTAGCATCTGGACCTTCATCTAAACTTACTTTACCACCGCCTATTGTATCTTTAGTATTGCGGTTTTGACGAAGTATTTGATCATCATATATCTTATTACCTTCTTTTAATACTTTATTAACTGTTCGTAACTTATCAATAACTTTTTGTGTATTGCTTACTTGGTTATCTTGTAATCCTTCAATAAGCTCTAGTTTTTCACCATGCATATCAAATAATCCATCCATAATGCCCATGTCTGCAACAAGGTTTTGCATTTTTGTTGGATCATAATCAATAAGTTCAATTGGATCTTTACCTATAAGTGATCTAGCTTTGTTAAAGCCTTTAATTATAAAGTCTATTGCATCAGCAACATTTTTAATAACAACATCTAAAATTTTAGCTATCTCTTTAGCCATTAATACAACAGCTAAAATAATAAGTTTAACACTTCTACCAATTAAGAAATAACCAATAATACCTATAGCTTGTGCTTCAGGAGGTAATGCATTAAACACTTTAAACAAGTTATTAAGACCTTGTGCTACAACATTAAATATCATTTTAACTGGTTTTTCAACTGATTTAAAGCCAGTTAATAAACCAATAATAATATCATTAAAGCCTATGCGTACGCGTTTTGTAAGCGCTTGCAAGTCTTTTTCAGGTAATAAGTCGTTAATTGTTGAGCTAATAGCGTCTAGTGTATCACCAAATCCTTTTGCAAGACCTTGTAATAAGCTACCAAATCCACCTTTATTAAGTGTTTTTGTACTTCTTAATACTTGGTTATTAAGTTCTGTAAATGCGTCAGCAATAGTAGGTGGTATCTTTTTAAATTCTTCTCGTATCTTAGGTGCTTGATTTTCAAGTGCATCCAATACAACTTGTGTAGTTAGTTTACCTTCTCCACCAAGTTTTCTTAGTTCACCAATTGTAACACCCAATCCAGCAGCAATAGCTTGTGCTAGTCTAGGAGTTTGTTCTAGAACGGAGCGTAATTCATCACCACGCAATGCTCCTGAACTTAAACCTTGTCCAAGCTGTATAATCGCTGCATTAGCTTCTTGTGCACTTGCACCAGATACCTTAATGGCTTTGTTAATAGTTTCTGTAACTGTTAATAGTTTTTCTTGACTTGTACCTGCTTCAGTTGTACTTCTAGCTAATCTACTAAACAAGTCTGTTGTTTCGCTTAGTCCACTTCTTGTTTGTGCACTAAGTGCGTTAAGACGCTTTTGAGCTCTTATAAAAGCTTCACCACCGCCAGTTGCTAGTTTTAATCTAGCATTAACCTGCTGAAATTCATCTGATAGTTGAGCTACTTTTCTTATTGTAGCTAAACCAACAATAGCACCAAGCGCTGCTGTTACTCTGCCAATACCTCTATCAAATTCTCTTGTATCAAGGTTTAATTTTACTGTTTGACTTGCCATAAGCTTTACGCGTCTCCTCTTGCTCTATTTGAAAATAAGCTAGCCAAATATAAACTTCAGCAGTACTCATTTTTGACACTTGTTCAAGCGTCATGTTTAATTCACGACCCAGTCTACATAGAATTAATAGGTCTGGATCGTCCCTTAGTTTTTTGCAGTTTCGTCCAAGTCGTATGAGCCAGCAGTACTTAAATTAAGTTCTGTAGCAATCTTGATCAAAACTTCAGGATCAGCTTCGTTCAATAAAAATAATCTTTCTGCTGGTTTAAACATTTTACTACCATCTGCTTTTCTAGCTTTAGCAATAATTGTTTCTACCAATGCTTCTACAACCTTACCTTGTTGGTGTAACTGCATAATTTTACTTTGGTCACTGAAACTGTTTGTGTCTCTATAATAGATAGTTGTATCCCATTCAGGTACTTCTATCTTCTTCATATCTGATTCACTGCGATCTCTAAAATGCTTAACAGCACTTGCAATCACTGGGTTTGTATAATTTTGTTCACTCATGTTTATTTCCTTGTGTTTTTAATGGCACGCGCATTTTTGCTTAATGTTGGAGTTAGTATACCGTTTGGTGCTTGTGTACTACCTCTCATGCCTCTGCTTGTTAAATGTCTACCTTTCTCAAGTACACCAATATATGATGTATTATTTTGAATGGTATAACCTGCTCGTGTTTTGCGTCTTACCCAACTGGTACTTGCTACTTTTGTTTTACCTTTTGGTGTAAAGAACGCTAGATCACTTTCAAGTTTTTTACTAAGGCTGAGGGCGCGTATGTCCCTCAGCTTCAATAATTGTCTCTTTAGTACGGTGTTCCCTGCTAAACTAAAGCGTATAAAACTCATTGTTATTATACACCTGTTAAAGTAAGGTCGCCTGTACCTTGGAATGTACACGATCCTGTAACTGCACCATCAAATGATGTTGTTACACTCATACCAGTAACGATAACCTCGCCACTCATACTTGTTCCACCACTACCTTCTGGTAATACAGTAATTGTAACTGTTTCGTTTGTGTCCGTGTTAAAGTCTAAAGCTGCTATTGCTTCAAACTGTGCTGTACTAGCTCCATCTTCTAATACAAAGTCAGCACTACCACTAAAACCATGCATTGTTTTAATGAATGTTCTAGTTGTTGATCCCATTGCTGAAGTTTCAGCGGAATCTTGTGTTGTATCTAGTGTATATGAAGTAATGTTAGCTAAGGCAGTACTGCCAAAGTTTATAACACCTTTATTTCCTCTTATAGCTGCCATATTAGTTCTCCTCTGCTATTGTTGACGCTTCTTCTTCTAAAACTGTTGTATCAACTGTTTCTTCAAAAGATTCTTCTTTAGCTTTTGATTTAGATTTCTTGCTGCTTGTATTGCTACCATCATCAATTGTCCAGCCATAAGCTAAATGTGATTCAATCTTTTCAGGTGACCAATGATCACACTCAAAAGACTTTGTTTTTGTTTTGTTAGTTATGATTTTCATTAAGCCACTCCTCTAACATATTGATATTCAACTTCAAAATTAAGCGACACTTCGCCAAATCTTTGATCAATATCATCGTTTACTACAATTTCGCGCAGTCTAGTATCGTATGCTACACCACCTCGCGTACGATCCGCTTCAAGAGCTTCTTCAACTCTCTCCACAATGTCGTTAAGCTGTAAATCAATGTTAGCACCAGTACAAAAGCACTGACAAATAATATTGTAAATACTGCTCCGCTGACCATCAGCACCAGACATAGTAAATTCACTGCGAACCTCATTGCCGCTTCGTACCATAATAGCAGGAAACTGCTGTCTTGATAAGTTTTCAATGTCTATACTCTCTCTAGTAACATATATTGGCTTAGGATCATTAGCATCACCAAGTATATCAACTATATTTTGTGTTATATCGTTGCGTATACTCATTATCTAACTAGCCTTTGCGCTGGTTGTATTTCTTGTTCATGACTCTCATGTACGCCATCTGCATCAAAGTCGTAATTCAATTGACTGGTTGCTACACTAAATTCCTCATCAAATGCATTCTTGTAAAAAGCAATTTGAGTTTGAAAACTATCACCTTCTGGACTCCATTGAGTTAGTTTAGGTAATACATATTTGTATAAGCAATAGTAAACTG